GTCTGGAACTGTCAACAGGGGCCTATAAGACACCAGACCCCTACCGTAATGCATCTGAGATCCATTCACCATAACCTTCATGTGCATCTTGCAGCGCAATAAATAAAAATTGGAAAGCTTCTGGGCCACGCTAGGACTATCCAAAAAAGCTGACCAAGGGTTGAAATAAATATCGGGAAATGGCTCACCAACATTCCAAATCTTGGTGGCGGCCAAAATGGGGCGCTTCAGCCAATTTGCCAAATCGACATCAGTATATGAACCCCAATCATGGGTTGGATCCTCCCCATCCCGAACAGTCTGTATGAACTGTTGTTCGCTATCATCAAAAGCGAACGTTTGCTGAATTTGGACGTCAGCAGTCGTCGTTGTATCTGTAATATCAGTAGATCTAAAATAAAGTGCAAGAACAGATCAAGTCTCTCACACTAGCACAACAAATACCTAATACGATTCAGGTCCTGCAAAACAAATAACAGGTAAAATTACAGAGGATCAGGACCTAAAAAGAGCAAGCGCACAATCCAGAGGATCCGTGCACGGTTGCTAACCGTGGGTGTGTATTTAAGGAGCGCACCCACACTCCAATGCCCCCTTACATTAGGGGGTCATACTCCAAGCAAACTATCCCCTCCGGATTAAGCTTGCTTTTGAGAACTTCAAATGACTCCTTGTTGTTCTCGCGTTGTTCCACAATGGCCGGATCAAGGCGGCCATATTTGCAGAACTTCTTCACGTAACGGTCGAGCCAATAATTCCAAGAAAGGAGAGAAGCATAAACATGGTCCATCTGGGAAGTCTTCCAAAAAGAATGCCGGAACCCCCGAACTGCCTTCACGAACCTTTCAAACCTGGTGCGGCCATATGGGACTAGCTCAAACAGGACAATTGCCACCTGATCCCTCAAAAGATATTCGGGATCAACAGTGGAAGATGAATCCTGTTTCGCCAAGAGCTTGACCAAAACCGGGGCTTTGAGTGGGGCCGCTCCCACAATTACGGTGCTAGTGAGACGCAATGGGTCTTCTCCAATTTCTTCCAACGTGAAAGCCGGGATCTCAAGATAGAACATCACATGTTGAAGAAAAACAAGCTTTGCAGGGTCTTGAAACCTAAGGTTGGCACCATCAGACTTGTCACCCAATGTGGAAGTGATACCAAAGCTAGCGTTGATCTCAGAATACTCGACCGCACTGTACACCGGAATACCAGCCTCCCTACAAGCCAGAACCAACGCTCTCTTGACAGCGGATTGGCTATCGTCGCCTAAAGCCTTGTGTCTCAGCCAGTCCGTAAAATCCCTGGGAGGCTTCAAACACTTGATTCTCGCAAACTCCAAGACGTTGCAAATGGCAAGAAGCTGATTCATAGCAGAATTCAGAGGCAAAGTCATGACGAAACCAGAAGGCATAAAAGACAACCTGAAAAGGACACCAGCATAGAAAAGGGTCATATCATCCCACCACTTCATCAGAGTCTCAGCAAAAAGCACGAGCCTGCTATTGAAGGTTCCGTAATACTTGTGTATCTCATATACCCACTCAATAAAAATCATGAGTGTGTGTCGAGTCAAGGAAGCGGGCATGATCTTGTCCCAAGCACTCACATCAGCATCAAACACAAAATGCATGCCTGTTTCAGGATCGTAGCCCTCGTGAAACATCTGATTGGTGCTCTGTTCAAAATGATTGGAACCCATGTCAAGGCCCGCCACCATGTCAAATTCAATCGGATAATTCATAAGAAGATACGTGATCGGAAGGAGAAGCATCCTGAAGGCAACGTTTATCGAACCAGGCAAATTTGAGACCGACCGAGCCTTGTCCTTGATATTCAGCCCATCCACAGAACCAAAGACATCTCTAATTTTTTGGTCCTCAGAAGGATCAAGAGCAAGAAGCTTCTTGGCTTTCGTGGGACCAAGGAGAGAAGAATAAAAAGACTCGGGGCTGTCATGATCACCATAAGAAAACTGGTTTGCAGAGCCAGTAACTGGGTAACACTCACGTTTGGTGAAACAAGACATAAACTGATGTGCCGGTAGGAAACCACATGTGATGCAATAAATGGTGGCTGTAAAAGCTTCCCAAGCAGCCTCAGCACCCGGACGAATAACAAGTTCCTTCTCTTCAGTGATATCATAAACATTCCTCTTGGTGGAACCAGTGAGAGGCTTGTTATTAGAGCCCCAAGAACTGTTGTGATTCATCTTGGGCATAATTGTCGAGCCGTCATCATCAAAGACACCAACAAACTGCTCCTCAATGGTGGACTGCAACAACTTCTGCATATGCCTGTGATTAAAATCACCTTGGGAGAAAAGCGATGACGTGATGCCAATATAATGGTCCAACAACCTGACCGAAGAATTCTTGATGAGCGGGAGGGGAATGTGACCATGAACTGCACTCTTGGCTATCTCCCTACCAAGTGACATGGACGATGTGCTGCCCTCTTCCGTCAATTCACCAGGTCCTACCATGGCAAAGATCAACTCATCTCCAAATGTTGAATGAGGGGCCTCACCCATAAAGGGGGTGGACGCCAGCCAGAGCAAATCAGGGTGAAAATAAACATCATTGTTCGATCCCTTAATGGGAAACATACCCATAACACCTTCATGTGCAGGATAAACACCCTTGATTTTCTCATTGCTGCTGGGCATAATAGAAACGTGCACGCCAGATTTGGATTTCGAATAATGATAAGCCTCAGTATTGGAAGCAACGTTCGGTCCATCGGTCTGGCCAGCCATGAAGCTATTATAATCGACTTCATGTCCAGTATAGCGTATATTACTGCAAGAACGCTTTTTGGATTCTTCCAACCTTGCCCTGAGGCCAACCTCACTCATACCTTGAACGACAACATTCATCTGGGCTTCAAACTCAGAACTACGAAATGCACCCAATCTACTACTGGATGTGCCAGAACTGCTGTAAGATCTCAAGGAAAAAAGCTTCTGAGTTGTCACCCTCATGAAAAGCTCAGTGATCGGGACGTAAACCTCATATTTCCTAACATGACCATCCATAGACTGAGGAGTGACAATGCCAATATAAATGCCAAGAGTTGGGAAATTGGCTTTCTTACTGAAAATGCACGGAAGTCCACATTCGCCCTTTTGCCTGGCATAATCATCTTCACCAATGAGCCTGGCAAAACAACCCTTCATGGGTCTGTTCTTCAAATGATTGATTATGCCTGAATGAGCTGGAAACAATGTGGCATCATCCCCACAAAGTGAAAGCTCAGCATGCTCATTGGTCAAAAGAGTGGTGTTCGAAACTTCCCAATCCTTGCTAACGCCACCTGGGTGAAAGATGGTGCCATCAACGTTCATAGGTTCATCTGGCAGGTTTGAATAGTAGCAATCCAAGTCTCCAAGACGAATGGTACTCAAGCCATGCATAACACGACAAATATCGCCATCCTCGGAAAAAGCAATTGTATTCTTGTCAACCATAATTGAATGATCAACCCAAGAGTCAGTTTTAGGAACTTTGACGCTCAGTGTCATCCGCAAACTGGCATTGAGATCAATTCCAACAAACGCATGGGCAGGAACAATGAAAGTTGTGGAATCAGGCAAGATGGCG